ACGCTACGACTGCGGAAACGACCGGGTGTCCGAGGCTTTGCGTACCACTCGCGCTTACGCGCTGCTACGGCCTGCCATTGGGCGCGTGAGCGCCGGTCCATCTTGCTGAGAGCGCCCATGTCTACAGCTCCGGTTTGTGCGAGAGCCGAACGAACGTAGCGCGCTCCAGGCAAGCGAATCGGGGGTCCTCACCCATTCCGGCGTTCTGCGCGTTCAGCGCCATGGCCATCGCAAAGCACGACTCGTTGTCGGTCACCTCGGGGAACCACCCCGTAACGTCCAGGTAGTCGCACCCGCCGGCTCCGCACAGCGCTGCTACTAATACAAGGCTCAGCATCGGGAAATCTCCACTTCGCGCGGGAAATCGAACGCCAGGGCCGTATGGCCGGGCTGCGTTCGCTTACCGCCCCACAACGTGCCGCCACCGAGGTCGATGCCTGCGCCAGGGTAAATGGATTCGGTCATGTCGACGACCGGGCCGGTGACCCGCACGCGGCAACCGCGGCGCTCGAAGGTGCCGAGCACCGTTACCGGGTATTCGCCGACACGGACCGACTGGCCAGCTTTTCGAGTGAGTACGAGCATGATTAACGTCCTTGCCGAAGGTCGGCCAGTTTGCGGGTTAGGTCGAGCGACGCGCGCTTGCAGGCTGCGTGCTCGACTACCGTGCCAGTGATGCGGCAGTTATCAGCCGCCTTGCGCTTAGCACGCAGCGCCTTCGCGGCTTTGATGAATCGGTGCGCCTCTACAAGCGCTTCGTCTAGCGTTTTGTCAGTGATCATCTTCAAACACCCCTCAATGCTGCGACTACTAAGACCAGGCCCGCGGCGGTCGAATGCGCTACTACCTGTTTCCAATCGGATAGCCGCCCGAGAGGGAGGCAGATAACCCACCCGACCGTCAGCGATGCCCATACTGAAAATTTACCCATCGTCTTGCCCTCCAGGGCGTTGTTCAAAGCCCCAGTTAAGGGGCGTGTGGGTGGCGGGATTGGTCACTTCTGGCGGTTGCTCAGGTCGTTGGCCATGCTCCAGGCATCGTTGCGGCTCTCGCCCAGGGCTTCCAGTTTTGCCACCAGGCGCTTGCGGATGGCGTATTCGGCGTTGCCGTTGATGCTGCCCGACTTGTTGCGCTTCACGGTCTTGTATTCTTCCTGGGCTGCGAACAGGGCTTTTGCGATTTCGTTGAAGTTGGTCATGTCGTTTGCTCCAGGGCGTTGTTCGTTTCGATGAGCACATAATAGGGCCGCTTTTCTGCACTGTCAATAGGCATCGTGCCTACATCGAGCTTTTCATGTCTACCCGTCCGAACCGCCTGAAAACACTGGCCGTTCTGTATGTCTTATAGGTATGTAGAGATACTTCTAATCTTAATAGGTATAAATATACATATAGACGTATAAGGCGCCATGGCGGAGCGGTGGTACAATCCCTCCCATCTCACCCATCCCTTCCGAGGTGGCCCATGGCGATCACCGCCGACCAACTGAACGAGTACCTGACGGCCCAAGGCATAACCGCGCTGCCGTCGTTTGTCGTCGACGCGATTGTCGAGCTGGTGAACAACCCCGACCTGGCCGAATGCTTCGCCGCTAACGGCTATACCGATGCGGCACAGACGATGCTCGCCCTGTCCCTGGCCTATCTGTTGGCCATGGCCAACTATCCGCGTTACATCACGTCACAGAGCGCACCGAACGGTGCGAGCCGTTCGTTCAGCACACCGCAACTGACCGACATGTGGCGCGGCACCCTGTCCGTGATCGGCGCTTTCGATCCGGCGAACTGCTTGGGCGACGTGATCCCGCAGGACCCGACCAAGCCTAAGCGCTACGGCGCGCGCATCGGGGTTGCGTGCTATGGCAAGTAACACCACGTCCGGCTGGGCGAACACGAACACGGCAATGGTCCGCCCGCGCGGCGAGACTGACACCGAGAACGGCGGCGTGATGTGGGGCGAGCCGTACGAGATCGAATGCACCTGGCGCATGCCGAAGGAACAGAAAGTTCTGTCGGACAGCCAGGGGCGTGAAGTCGTGCCGGCTTGGGAGGTGCATACCGAAGACGTCCGACCCCGAGTGTTCGACGAGATTCGCTTGAACTCGACCAACCCCGAATGGCGCGAGATACTCGGCAAGAACGAAGATGACATGTCATTCTTTGACGAGCCCCCGGCGTTTCGACTGGACACCTGACCATGGCCAAGAGCGTGCGCAAGAACTGGGCGAAACTGGTCGACAAGATCACAGGCCCCATGTCCGAGAAGACCGTGACGGAAGTAATGGTGATCGGCGGCATGTACGCTGACCTGCTCACACCGAACGCGCTCGGGAACCTCCTGCGGTCTCGGTTCCGCGAGGTCGTTAAGTCCGGCAATGGCTGGGTTGGGCGATACGGGTACACTGCGGCTTACGCGGCGGCCGTGCACGGTGCGAAAGGCACGCTCAAAGGCACCAACACGCCTCGGCCTACGCCCGGCACCGGCAACTACTGGGACCCGGACGCCGAGCCGGAATTCCTGACCAAGGGCTTCGAGCGTGACGGCCTCGACGCGATCAAAAAGGCGATTATCAAAGGCATGAGCGTATGAGCCCCTACGAGGCCCTTAGCGAGTGGTTGAAGCAGGACAGCACCTGGGCAGCCTGTAAGTACTTTCGAGGCCCCTGGCGCGACCTGGAGAGCCAACGGAACGAACGTTTGGTGTCTATCGTCGAGGACGACGGCCAGATCGAGCAGGTGATGCAGACTTACACCTATCGCGTCGTGTTGGTCGGACCGACTGACTGGGAGAGCCGCACGGGCGAATTGAAGAACCTGCGCGACCTTATGCAGCGGATTATCACGCGGCTGACGGTCGAGGGTGACACGGAGGCGTGCGGGGTCGCACAAATCGACGTGATCGGTGGCATAATGGGACCCGGCTATACTGACACGGGCCGCCCGTGGTATGGCGTTTCTCTACAACTTCTCGTTTAGGAGGCCATCCCATGGCTGAGTGCGCACAAAGTAAATTCACGGGCATCAAGGCGGTGCTCGAATACCAGATCCTTTGCCCCGAAGAAGTCCCGGTCGAACTGGACTGGAAACGTGTAGGTGCGATGACCACCAAGGACTTTTCCCTCGAATGGGATCTGACCGAAGCGGACGGTGACGACAACGAAGGCTCGGTGATGGAACAGCTCGCCGCGTCGCTGAACATGACCGTGTCCGGCGACGGCCTGTGCAAAAAGGCTGACGACAGCACATCCAACCAGATCGCGCTGACCCAGCACGTGCACAACCCGGAAGCGACCGGTGGCCAGCCGTATGCCTGGATTCGCCTGACCTACCCGGACCTGACCTTCACCTTCCCCGCGCTGGTGAACAACATGAGCCGCACCGGTGAGAACCGTTCGGCGGTAACGTTCAGCTTCGAGGCGACCGCCATCAAGGCCGGTACTGCCGTTCCGACCCCTGTCGTGTAAGGAGAGCGAGACATGGCTGTAATTTCCAGCATCACTACGCGCGACAAGGCCGGCGACTTCGCGGTGACCCCGACCGAGCTGACCGGCACCGATTCGCTCGTCTTCAACGCTGCGGCGGTGCAGACCTTGTACCTGCAGAACAACACCGTTGCCGAGGTGACTATCGTCATCGACGGTGACGGCGTGTCGACGGTAAGTCTGCCCGGCCAGGGGCGCCCCATCGATAACTCGGCGGGCTACAGCATCGTACTGGCGGCCGGCGCGACCCGTGCCGTAGTGCTGAGTTCGATCCGCAATTTCCTGACCGGCGCTGTCGCCGTTACGGGCGGCGCGGCTGACGTTCTGGCCTGGATCGTCGAGGGGTGACACTCGTTCATATCGGCGAGGTCGGGGTTCATCATGCAGGGGGGTCGCTAGTTTTGCGGCCCTCGCTGCTTGCCATGTCCCGTCTCGGTACGCCAGCAGAAATTGTGCAGACCGTCGCCGTGGTGTTCGGCCAGGGGCTGAACGGCACGCGCCTGTCGATCAAGCAGCAGTTACGGGCCGCGCTCGACGTGTGGTACGCCTGCGCACCTGAAGAAACCGACCTCGACCCGTTGACGGGATACTTCTCGCCACGGGGCGGCTGGCGTATGGGAGCTGTCGACCCCGCCGACCTGGTCACCATCGCACAGGCCCTATTGCGCCACGGCGTACTGGGGGACCCGGAGCCACCAGAGGAAAACGCCGAGCCACCAAGGGACGACGAGTACTCGCAGCTATTCGAGTGCCGAAAGTTCGCCGCGCTAGCCATGGGCCATTTGGCGGTTAGCGAACGAGAAGCCTGGGGCATGACTATGACCGGCATACGGCTGGCGATCGAGGCGAAGTACCCAAAAATGGAAACGCCAGAACAGCAATCCGCCAAGCGCGCGCCCACCCTGAGCGAGTATGATGCGACCATGGAATGGTTCGATAAAGTTCAGGCAGCTAAAGGGGTGCACTGATGGCACAAGACCTCGGCACGATCTACTACGAAGTTGACGCGAAGGCGGACGGCCTGCTCACGACTTCGAAAGACGTAGACCGGCAGATCGCCAAGACCGAAAAGGGGCTTGCCGACGTTGAGAAGCAAATGGGCAAGACCAA